CTGAGGCCATCCGGCTCATCACCACGCAAGATGGCCTCGACGATGTCCGGCGCGAGGCTGGTCAGACGCAGCATGCGGCCGACGTAGGTGCGGTCGCAGCCGACGGCGTGGGCCAAGTCCTCGATGCTCGGATACTCGCCTGATTCTAGTTGGGTCTGCCAGCGGCGCCCCTTGGCGATGGCCGCGATCAGCGTGCGGTTGGCGTCGCTGGTGTCCTCAACGTGTTGAGCCGCTGAGACGGGCGCGGCCTCCCCTTCGGTCAGAATCATGCATCGGCCGTTGCGACGGCGCAACCGCATGGGGATGTGGACCACCACGGCGTTGCCATCGCGGCGAACGCGGAGGCCGGGGTAACGGTCCTTCTGCTGGTCCTCAATGAGTGATGTATCATGCATGGCGTTCCTCGATCGGTTGTAGTTCCTCGACGATCTGCTCGATGCCGTTGGTGCGGAAGCGGATGTCGATGCCGCTGGTGTTGACGGTGATCTCCTCGACGAGCAGTTGGGCGATACGTCGCTGCTCCTCGGGAAACAGCACGTCCCAGATCGGATCGATGGCTCGCAGGGCCTCGCCTACGCGGTCCAGTTCCACTGGCGCACCGCGTGCGACTTGTGCTTCCGCGTCACGGATACTCTTGTTCAGGGCCTTCTGCTCGGCGTTCAGCCGTTTGAGTTCGTCGGCCATGAAGCCTTCGTCCTGGTCGCCCACGTTCAGCACTGCCCGAATCGACTTCCGCGTCTGCTCGCGGCGCATCCGCATCTCGTCCAGTTTGTCGAGCGTAGCCCGGTCGGGGCCGGCGCCGCCCGACTTGCTGATCTCGCGGTACGTCCTGGCGATCACGTCGGGATGGCGTAGCAGCGCCCGCAGTTGGTCGACCACCGCCGTTTCGATCTGCCCGGCAGGCAGGTTCGGCAGCGGACACTGGCCATAGCCCTCTTTGACCTTCTTGGTGCAGGCGTAGTAGCGGTACTCCCGTCCGTGGTTCTGGGTCCACGACGGCATGACGCGACTGCCGCAGTGGCCGCAGCGGATCATCCGGCGAAGCAGGACGAACCGTTTGACCTGGTGTTTGTGCGTGTAGGTCTTGTTCGCTCGCAGTTGGGCCTGGACACGTTCAAACTGCTTGGTCGGTACGATGGCTTCATGCTCGCCGGGATAGGCCTTGCCCTTGTGGACGATCTGTCCGATGTACTTGCGGTTGATGAGCAGGTTGTAAACGGCCCTCTGCGTCCATTCCTTGCCGCCACGGAGGTTGCCGCTCTTTGCCAGTTTTCGTTTCGTGCGAATGCCCTCGGCGTTAAGCTCTACGGCGACCTTGCGGCAGGACTCGAGCTTCTCAAAGCGGTCGAAGATGTCGCGGACAAGTTTGGCTTCCTCGCGGTTGACCACGTACTTCTTGTCCACCACGTCCAGGCCGAGGATTGAGCCGCCGCCGACGTATTTGCCCTGTTGGGCGGTGGCCTGCTTCTTGTCGCGGATGCGTTCGCCGATAATCTCGCGCTCGAACTGGGCGAACGACAACAGGATATTCAGCGTCAGACGGCCCATCGACGTGGTCGTGTTGAACTGCTGAGTTACGGAGACGAAGCTGACGCCGTGCTTGTCGAACAGGTTGATCAGCTTGGCGAAGTCCAGTAGCGACCGGCTCAGCCGATCCACCTTGTAGACCACCACGCAATCGATCTGCCCGTCCGAGATGTCGTCGAGCAGCTCTGTCAGCGCCGGGCGATCCATATTGCCGCCAGAGTAGGCCGCATCGTCGTAGCGTTTGCGGATGATCTTCCAACCCTCGTGGCGTTGGGACTCAACGTATGCCTCCGCCGACTGCCGTTGGGCGTCGAGGGAGTTGAACTCCTGGTCGAGGCCTTCCTCGTGACTCTTGCGCGTGTAGACCGCGCAGCGGATGGTGCGTTTGGGTTCGCTCATTTCTTACCTCCCGTGCCGTTACGCTTGATGCCGAAAAAATGGTTGCCGCTGATGTGCTGACCTGTGATGGCGTAGGCTGCGGCCGTCAGGCTGCGGTAGAGCTTGCCGTCGTAGCGGAACCCGTCGGCCTCGACGATCACCTCGTATCGGTCGCCGTGCCACTCGCGCAAGAGGCGCGTGCCCGTAGAGAGGATCGTCTTGCGGCGCTTTCGCTGTTTCGCCGCCTTGGCGGGTTTGCCGTCGGCCACTGCATCGAGCTGCTTGCGGGCTTGCTTGCTCAATCCGCCGTAGGCCAGCTCTTGGATGCGGTACGCCAGGCGGCGCATCAGGTACTGTCGCCCCAACCTGCCGGGATCGGTCCCTAGCAGGTCGGCCCACCGCTTACGGAGTTCGTCCATCGACATGCGGTTGAGTTCGTCAATCTGTTTCAAAACGGTCTTCTGCATCATGTCACCTCGCAATCTTCTAATGCGTCGGAAGTGGTGACACTGAGCCTCGTTTTGGCGGGGAACTCAAGGCGGTTTTCTCTCTTAAAACGATTTTCTTTCGCCTCCAGGCGAAGCACGCCCCGGGCGAGGATTTCCGCCAGTTCGTCAAGTCTCCGGTCGGCGGTAGGAGGCGCCGATTCCATGGTGTTCAGGCGAACCATTGGTCGAGCCCCCGATCGGCGAAAGCCTGGCGAATACGGCGGACGTGGCGGCAGACGGTTTCATAATGCTTGCCCGTACGGCGGGCTATTCCGTACACGCTCTCGCCGTTCATCAGGGCCTGGCAGATATCCTGCTGCTGCGGCGTGAGTCCGGCCACCAGTTGCCGCACTTCCGACTCGGCGGCGACGTCATCGGGCCGACGTGTGTCCTCAACCTGCTGCACCATATGGCCGAGCCGATCCAGCATCGCCAGGCGTCGGGCATTGCCCCTCGCCAGCATGCGGATGCGGTTGTCCAGGGCGCGGCAGAGAATCGTTCTTTCGCTGGCCGCGTGCGCCTTGTCCGGCTCGAAGCGGAACTCATGGATCACGATGGCCAGCTCCTGCATCGTGTCCTCCCACGAGTTCTGCGGCACACGGAACCGCCTCATGCGTGCGATGGCCAGCTTGATCCGCCACTCATCCATCCCGCCGACGTACTGCTGATACAACTCTCGGATTCGGTTCTTCTTCATCATTCGTTTCTCCGTAACCAGGGTCTCGTTCGCGCCCGGGTCTTTTCCGAGCGTCTAAGGCCATGGTCACGGAGCGGCCGGGGCCACGTATCTGGCCGTCGATGTGAATTGGAAAAATCACGTGATCGTCATGTGACGGTCACATGACGCGGCACCGGTGCCAAAAGCGCTCACATGATCGTCATGTGAGCGCTCATGTGATCTTGGATGGCACTGCGAAGTTTTCGGCCTCTGCGGCAATAGGCACTACGGACGCAGGGCAGCGACGCCTGCCCCAAGTATGGGAGTCCGAAAATGCCGCAAACCGTAGAGAGCAACCTGGCGATTGACCTTGGCGTGCTCAGCGCCGAACCGGCCGAAGAGTACCACGCCAAGGCCGGCCAATACCTGTCGAGCCATCAACTGCTCGACTTCATGGCCTGCCCCTGGCTGTACCGCAAGAAGCAGCTCGGCCTGATCGGGGACGCAGACACCCCCGCGATGCTGGTCGGCCGGGCCGCGCATGTCCGCATCCTCGAAGGCCGCGACGCCTACGAATCGCAGTTTGCGTTCGGAGGCCCCATCAATCCCAAGACCAACAAGCCCTTTGGCTCGACCACCAAGGCCTTTGCCGAGTGGGCCGAGGCTCAGGGCAAACCGGTCCTCTCCAACGACAACGTCGAGCTGATAGAACAGATGGCTTCGGGCGTGGCTATGAACGACGAGGCGGTCGACCTGCTTCTTTACGGCCGGTCGGAGGGTGTGATCCGCACGACCTACTGCGACGCCCCTTGCCAGGCGCGCCTGGATTGGGTGCATCCGCACCGGGGCGTTGTTGATCTCAAGACCACGGCCGACTTGACATGGTTCGAGAACGACGCCAGGCGCCGGCGCTATCAAAACCAACTGGCTTTCTACCAGGCCGTCCTGGCCCAGGTGATCGGCCAGTTCCCTCCCGTATACCTCATCGCGGTCGAAAAGACCGAACCGTTCCGCTGCGGCGTGTGGCGCGTCGGCGACAACACGCTGGCCATCGCCCGGCAGGAAAACGAGGAGGCCATCGACCGTCTGCGCCGGGCCTGGGAGATCGACGCCTTTCCGACAGGCTACGAGGTGATCCGCATCCTCGATTTTCCCTGATTCCAATCTTGCGCCCGGGCGGGCCGGCGTGCCGTACGGCAGGGATGCCATCACGGATGAACGCGGCCGGACTCCCTACACCCGCCCGGGCGTTTTTTGATATCCGGCAGGGCCGGGCTGCCCGGGGCTCATAACCCTGGGGACGCGGGTTCGACTCCCGCACCTGCCATTCGCCGGCCGGCGAAACAAACCACCAACCCATGAAACCAAGCGAACCAGGAGTAACGACATGACACTGATGAACTCGCTAATCAAGACAACCACTCCGGCGCCGCCGAAAATGATCGTCTACGGCCAGCCTGGCGTCGGAAAGACCACCTTCGCCGGCTCCGCTGGCGCGATCCTTTTGGATTGCGAGAATGGGGCCGGCGCCGTGCCCGGGCTGACTCGCACGCCGTACCTGCAGTCCTGGCCACAGATGCGCGAGTGGCTGGCCGAACTGGCCACCGCGCCGCCGGACGGCGTGGCGGCCGTAGCCGTCGACACCATCGACTGGATGGTCCAGCGGATCGTCGAGCACGTGGTGCTGGACCTGGACGGCAAAGCCCAGGGCGACATCACCAACACGCTGGGCACGGCCCACGGCGGGTACTTCAAGGCCCGCGAGATTGTGCAAAACATCGTCTACCGCGACCTTCTTCCGATGTTGAACGCCGTAGCCGACCATGGCGTGGCGATCATTCTGCTGGCGCACGCCGCCAACACGAAGATGACCACGCCCGAGGGTTACGACCAGCGCCTCGCCACGCCGGACCTTCCTCAATGGATAGCACCACCCTTCATCGAGTGGGCCGACTGCGTTCTGTACGCCCACCGCCAGGACGACCAACGCGTCCTGCTTACCGAGGGCACGAACGTGATTCTGGCGAAGAACCGCTACGGCCTGCCGATCGAGCTTCCCCTCTCGTGGCCCGCGCTGATGCAGGCCTTTAACCCCAACCACGACACCGCGCCTGACCCGGCCCTTCGCCTGGTCGGCGCCGAAGAGACCCCCAACAGTAAGGAAGACTAACTCATGGCGAACCTAAACGGATTCAACGCTAACGACATCGAACCGACCGCGCCG